CGCCCTCGACCGGCGCCATGCGCAGTTCGGCGAGCAGATCGTAGGTGATCATCTCGCCCGCGTCCGTCTCCAGTTCCGTCAGGATCTGGATGGGCACCTCGGCCTCGGCGCCGCGCGCCATGAAGCGGGAGTTGAAGTACGACTTGTGCGACGTGTCGTGCGCGAGCAAACCGGACCAGCGTTTGACCGCTTTGGGGTCGTTCACCCCGACGATGGTGCGTGCCATTGAAAAGGCTCCTTGAATGGGTCATCCAAGGGAGCACTCCTGCGCGCCCACTGAATCAAACTGTCAGCGTGACCATCACATCACGCTTGCCACGAGATCAAATCACGCTTGGCACGCGCCGCCCTGGCGCTGCGGCTGCTTCTCGATCTTGACGTCGCGCGCGGCCGACACGCGGACCCGGGCAATCTGCCCGCTCTTGGCCTCGAGATCGACGACGGCCGGCCCGGACAGCGTGAGCCGCTCCCCGGGCCGGAGTTCAACGACGAGGCTTGTGCTTCGGCCGTCGCGCTCCGTCATCACGCCCCCGCTGCGTACCGCGCCCGCTGGTCGGGCGTCATGCGGTCCAGCGCGGCCTCGAGCGCGTCGCCCTCGAGGCTGTCGAGGTGCGAGAACTCGCCGCGCACGTCGCCCGGGCCGTCGCCGCCGGGCACGCCGGCAATCGACTTCGGCACCGCGTCCACCGGCGGGCGGCGATCGTCGGCGGCGGGCTTGCTCTTGGCTGCGTCACGAGCGGGGGGCTTCTGCGCGCCGGCGATGCCGTGCAGCGCGAGCACGCGCTTGTGCGCCTCGCCCAGGAACCATTCCATCGACTTGTCGGCGTTCTCCGGCTTGCCGGCAAGCATGCGCACGAACGTGTCGAGGTCGGCCGCCTTCGCCTCGTCGGCGCGGTAGTCGATGCCGCCGCGCTCCGGCTTGGCTGCGTCTGCAATCAGCGTGTCGATTTCTCGCTGCCACTGCCTGGCGGCCGACTGCGAGTTCATCTCGGCCGCGATCTCGGCCTTGACCTTGACCGCGTTCAGCGACTCGCGCTCGGCGAAGAGCTTCGACTTTTCGTCGTCGTACTCGTCGATGTCGATGTCGCCGGCCTTGAATCGGTCCTTGAGCTCGGCTTCCCGCGTCGCCAGGTCGGCGACCTTCGCGTCGAAATCCGGGGGCAGATCGGCCTTGTAGACGACGTCGGCCTGGTGGGCCTCGCCGCTGGCCGCCACGGGCTCGGCGGCGGCCGCAGCAGCGGCGGGTGTGGCCCCCTCGACCGGAGGAGCCGCGGCGTCGTCGGCGGGATCCTGGCCGGCATCGTCGCCCGCCTCGTCGTCGTCGGCATCATCTTCGTCGTCGCCGTCGCCGGTGTCATCCGCGTCGCCATCCGCGTCCGCGTCGGCGCCGTCGGCGATCCGCTGGAGCGCCGCGCGCTCGCCGGGGTCCATGTCGTCGGCGTTGATCGCCTCGATTTCCTCCGGCGTGAGGGTCGCCAGGGCGTCTTGGTCAAGCGTACTCATGCGCGCTATTTCCTGTGGTGGTGGTGGTCAGTCTTCGTCGGAGGCGACCTTGGCGACGTCGAGCATCTTGCGTTTCGCGAGCGCCTGGACTTTCGCGTACCGCTTCTCGTCGCCCTTGATCTTTTCGGCTTCGACCAGGGTTTGCAGGTCGCTCTCGACGCGCCACTCCTCGTCGGGACTCACTTTGACCGTGCTTCCGCGCTTCTTCATCGCATCACCTCCGTACGAGCGGCCTATGCTCTTACGCTTGCCACGAAAAAAAAGCCCCGCGAGGCGCGCGCCAGGCGGGGCAATCGGGCGCACGCGCCCAGGGGAGACACGGTCAGGCGGCAGGCGGCGGCGGCGCCGAGCGGCGCTCGGCCTCGATCGAATCCAGGCGCCGCGACAATTCGGCGATTCGCTCGCGGCTCTCGGCCTGGATCTCGGCGACGTCCCGGCTCGCCGCGGCGTTGATGCGCGCGACCTCGATCGCGGTGTCCGCCTGGCGGTTGATCTTCAGCGTGTCGGCGGCCTGCTGCTGCTGCAGCTTGCGCAGTTCCTCGGACACGCGCTCGATCTCGCCCGCGGCCTGCGCGCGCACGGCGCCGATCTCGGCGTCGCCAGGCCCACCGGCACCGGCACCGGACTCGGCCTCGAGCTTGGCGGCGCGCGCGTTGAGCTCGCGCACCTTCGCGGCCTGCTCCTCGAGCGCGAGCCGCGCATGCTGGCGCTGCATCTCCATCGCCTCGATCTGCGCCTGGGCCTGCTGCTCGGCCTGCTGCGCCTCCTGGGGCGACATCTCCTTGCTCGGGTCGCGCTCGCCGGTCATCCTGCGGATGGCCTCGGCGATCTCGTCCTTGTTCGGGAGTTCCGAGAACTCGTAGGCGATCGTCAGCAGACGCAGCGCCACCTCGGGCGGCAGGCGCGACGCGATCTGGTTGAGCGAGTCGAACATCACCTGGCGCAGCGTGCCCGCGTAGTCGGCCTCGCTCACGACGAAATCCGCCATGCTCGACGCCATGTCGTTGAGGTAGCGCACGCTCCCGTCCGGCTGCTCCTCGGGCTGGTTGATCTTCACCCAGTCGAGCGCCCCCTTGGAGCCCGTCAAGCGGATCACCTTCGGCTCGCTGTAGAACTGCTCGGCCAGCGACAGTTGCTTCTCGCCTTGGATCTGCGTGGCGAGGCGCAGGTTGTCGAACGGCTCGGTCGTGACCACGCTGCCCTGTAGCTGGCGGGCCTTGATCGCCTCGCCGGACACCGCGTTCGTCTGCCGGCCCAGGTTCTCCTGGGAGACGCCGGCCGATTTCTGGATCGACTGCGCGTCCATAGTCATCATCTGGATCTGGCCCGTGGCCGCGTCCGTGTCGCGCCGGATCAGCAGTTCCTTGCCGGCCTTCTTGATGATGACCCCGTCGGGCCGGTCGGCCTCGTCGCGCAGCGTGTTCCAGTCCTCGGTCGCCCCCTCGTCCGCGATGATCTGGTTTGTGTTCAGCATCCAGAGCGCCTTTGCGGCGCGCTTGTTGAGGTCCATCTGGATGTCGCGCACGCGACGGATCACCCCGTACGGCAGACGGTCGGACCCGCGCCGGTAGCAGAAGGTCGGCGTGAGCGAGTATCGGTTGTGCCGGAAGGTCGACGCGCCCATGGCGAGCATGTCCACCTCGGTGAACACGGCCACATGCACGCGCATCGCAACCCGCTCGACGACGGACCCGCCATGCTGGTTCAGCGCGGCCAGCAGCGGGCGGTCGCGTTCATCGACGAAGGCGCCTCGCAGCGGCCCGGACGTCACGATGCGAGCCTTGACCGGCATGCGGTACTGCGCCTCGATCAGCCGCACGCGCTCGCGACTCCCCTCCCCGACCGACCCGGTGCCGAACCGTCCGGTGTACGTGGCCTCGCGCCCGGACAGGCCGGCGCGCTCATCGGGGCCGTACCACGTCTCTTCCTCGTCCTCGTCGACGCCACGGTGCGCGGCGTCCTCGGCCGCGGCCCCAACCTGCGCAATGCGGCCCGGAAACATCGCCTCGGCCACGTCCCGGTCCACCCAGCGCCAGCGGAACACGTAGCGCGCGTCCTCCAGACCCGGGTCGTAACTGGTCGAGTCCCACAGCACGCGGCGCCAATCCTCGTACGTGCTGTAGAGCACGTCCGACGTCGGGTCGTCGCGCACGCCGTCGTCTAGCCAGCCGACGCCGACCTTGACCGCGTCGGCGAACGCGCGCGAGCGATGGAACGTCACCCGGTTGATGTCGCTGACGTACTTGAGCACCTTGGTTTTGACGTCGGCCATCTGGACGTCGTCCTCGGTGCGCGGCAGCACGCGCCAGTCCACGCGCGCCCGGCGCTCCGTGCCGATCAGCCAGTCGACCATCGGCGCGACTTCGTTGAAGACCAGCGGCGCCTGGCCGCGCTCCGAAACGACGGCCGCGTCCTCGGGATCCCACTGCAGACCGTCGTAGAAGTCGGCGTCCATCGCCATCTCGAGGCGGTTCGCGGCCTGCTTGTCCCGCTCGTACCAGTACCACTGCAGCAATTGCCGGTGGATCTTGCGCGCTTGCTCTCCGTCGAGGTCGCTCGGCCGTTCCGTGCGCACCGACTCGTTGAGCCGCATCGACTCGTTCAGCCGCCGCTCGAGGCTGTCGCCCGGCGCGATCCCACGCACCGCCCGGACGTCGAACGGGTCAGCCATAGGTCACGCCCTCCTTCTCAAGCCGCACGTCGTCCTCGAGGATCAGGTCGCCGTCGGCGCGCAGTTCCATCCGCCCGAACGACGCCGCGTACTGCTCGGCCGGGGGCGCCGACGGCATGCGCACCAGGTCGGGCAGGCCCTCGTTGATAATCGTCGCCACCCGAACCCAGTTCTGCCGCGACGGCTCGATGCCGAGCACGTCGCAGGCTTTGACGCACTGGCGGGCGAGGTACGCCGTGTCGTCGTACCGGAACGCGGCCGACTCCATCACGATGTACCAGGGGGCGCCCGGTCGGCGCGCAGGGATCAGCACCATGGCGCGCTCGTCGTTGACCCAGGTGTAGACCGCCATCAGGTCGCCGTGCTGTCTGACCAGATGAGCCTTCCGGGTGTCGAGAGATACAGGCATCCGAGCCTCCGCGATTTATGATCGCGGCATCGTGGCACGCTTGCCACGGGGGTTCGGCGACCCACGGGCGAGCGCAGCGCCGTCAGGAGTTCACGATCGAGTAGGTGGCGGACGACGGCGCGGCAGGCGCGTCGTTGCGATCGACGAAGTGCACGCGCAGGTAGCCGGTCGATCCGGCCAGGTGCTGGGGCATTGTTCGCATCACGTCAGGGTGTATCGCTATCGGCGTCGGGCAGGCCGGTGCCGGGTTCGGGGGTCACAGCAGTCCCACGTCGCGGCACCACTCCTCGGGAGTGACAACCGCCAACGTGCCGTCGGAATTCTTTAGCGCGAGGTAGTCGAACAGCTCCTTCAATTCCTCCCACCAGACGCCGAGCGCGGACGACCCCAGGCAAGCATCGAAATACGCGACGCTCGCGGTGCCTGCCGCGGTACCCAGCGCAGCGCATCGAGCGCGGTACTGCGCCGGGGTTTCGCTGCCGCTACGCGCTACCGGAGCGCCAGCCGTGCCCGTGACGTTCGCCGTTCGGTCAGCGTCGATCCGAGCTGACGAGATGACGCCGTGCCAGTAAAACCATGCAGACGCGCCCAGGACCACGGCGCGATTGACATACGCCTGCATGTCCGCGAAATTCTTCCCGTCGATCCCGTTCGCGGGCAGGCGATACGGGTCATCCACCCCGCCCTCCGGGAACACGTACCGCCCGTTCCCCGCGCCGTTCCGATTCGCGACGTACCCGGCACTCCGCAGTTCGCGGATCATGAGGGCCGAACTGCTGTTGTTGTTCGCAATCCAGACACGCGACCCGCGCCGGAATCCATAGCTGTCGCGCAGCGTGTCCCGCGTCGTGGTGATTGCCGCGCGCATTGTCGCTTCATCGGTCACCGACGACCCGAGCGCGCGATCCTGCACATCGTTTCCGCAGACCTCATGGCCAGCAGCGTAGATTCGGCGCATCCGATCCAAGCTGGCCGAATCGCTCGACAGTTGCGTCAGGTACTGATTGACGTAGCCGCGCAACCCCTTTCCGGCCATGTACCCATAGGCCCGAAGCGCAAGATCCTCCGGCGTGATGCTGTCGCTCCCGAGCACAATGGCCGGCGTGCTGCGGCCACCTCGCAAAACGGACTTGAACTTCAGCGTCTTCCCGTCGAACTTGGTGCAGCGGAATCGCACCCATTTGCACATCACGGTCCGGTCGGCTCCAGAACCGCTATACACCCCGGTGTTGATGTAGCCCGGCCATGCACCGCACGCGGCGTCGGTCGCGGCCGTGGCGTCCCACATCTGCCTGATGTACTTCTTGCCCCCCTTCTCCTTTCCGGTGGCCGTCGGTTCGTCGCAAACCCAAATGCGCACGTATTGCGTATTCGTTGGGAAAAGCGACGAGGCATCCGACGAGAAGTCGAACCCGATCGAGAAGTTGGACTTCGACGTATCGAGGTCGTCCGGGATGCCGAACCGGAACGCGATCCCGTCGTCATCGCTGATGTTGACGCCTGTCGAACCGAGATAGATGCGAAACTCTGCCGTATCGCTGTTCGGCGTAAATTCCAGGCATGCAGTCCCGTCGTACCAGCCGGTCGGGTTATGCGTGATCGTGCCAGTCGATTGCACGGCCAGCACCCCGGCGCTGTTGTAGCTCCCAGACCCGGAGAACGATGCGCCGGCCGGCAGCCCGCTCAGTGTCGGCAGGTCCAATGCCACGACGCCGAGAAGCGAGTGAACGCGGCGCGACGCTCCGACCTGGCGCTCGACACCATCCGGCCCCACCAGCGCCGAGCCGGTGGAGTCGGCAAAGCGGGCGATAGACACGATGTCGCCATTTGGCCGCATGTACCCGAGCAGCTGGTTCTCGTCGTCGACCGCCCAGTCGATGTTGTGGTTTACCACCGGCATGTCACCTCCTCTGCGTAGATGCAGGGGAAACTACAACGCCTGCCACGTGCAGCCGCTCACGGGGCCGACGAGCGACCGCTACGTGTTCGAGTGCGTGCCGGCCTCGTAGGCGGCATAGACGCGCAGCATTCCCCGCGCCAGTTCGGCGGTGTTGAGCGCCGGGATTGCCCCATCGGCATGCGTCAGCGCGTCGCGCAGCGCGACGAGCTCGGGGCCGGTGGCCCCGTAGACGCCGGTGCGCGCGTGCCGGTCGATCACGGCCTGCAGCGCGTCGAGGCCGGCGCCGCTCGGCCCGATCGCGTAGCCAGCGCCGTCGGGCGCGGCGGCCATGTACGAGAGGCATGCGGCGAGCGTGTGCCGCGCCCCTTCCAATGCCTCCGGGTCGCGCACCCGCTCGAGCACGCGCAGCGCCGCGTGCGCAGGGATCATCAGTTCGCGGCGCATCCCTTCGAACACCGGCCGGGCAATGATGCGCGGCCGGTGAGCCTTGCGCGGGCGCTTCGACGCCGGCATCAGAACGCACCCGGCGCGACCTGGAAGCACGCGACGCCGCGCGCCCGCCACATGCTCACGACCTTGTCCCGATCGTCGAACACGGCCACCAGTCGGCGCCGGTCGTATTCGGTCATGGCCGCCAGCCATCCCGACTTCAGTTCCTCGTCGGGCGTGAAGTCGCCTTCCCTGCGCATCACCAGCTGGAGCTCGTCGAGGTCGACGTCGTCGGACACGTACCGCTGCAGCCACTCGATCGTCTCGTTCATCACGGCCGACGACCGGCCGGACCAGATGCGCACGTCGGCGCCGGCGCGGATCAGGGTCATCATGGTCGAGATCACAGGCCAGTTCGGTTCGTCGTCCACGCAAGCGCGGAAGAACGCGGGCCAGTCTGGCTTGAGCCTTCCGGTGCCATTGCACTCCTTGCACTCTGGAACCCCCGGCGTCTCTCCGCATCCATGGCAGTAGAAGCAATCGCGGTGCTGGATCAGTTCGCGCCGGTGCTCGATCAGCGCCAGCGTGCCGTCGAGGTCGAAGATGTAGAGGGGGGTCATGTGCGTCCTTTCGCGCGTCAGCGCGCCATGGCCGAGCCGCGGCGCCGCAACAGGCCGCTCCCGGAATGCCGCGCCACCGCGACAACGGATTGGAATTTCTCGCCGGCCTCGGCCACCTGGCCGAACTGGCGGAATGCGTCGGCGCCGTGGCTGTTGTCGTCGTGCAGCGGTTCGTCTCGCCAGCAGCCGCGCGCCTTGTCCCACTGCTTCCGGTAGTTGGTCAGCCGCTTGATGCCGTCCCCGCACCCTTCCTCGCTGAACCAGCACGTCGCGAACTGGTTCCGGGTGGCCTGGATGCCAGCCGCCGTGGTGGACACCCTCGGGACGATCTCGAATCGCTGGCCGGGCATCAGCCGCTCGAGCATCTCCTGCAGACTCAGGTTGGTGTCCGGCGTCTCGCCGAGGCGCTTGTAGGCCGCGTCGTGCGGGAGGTAGTGCGTGCCGAACGGCAACCCCAGGCCCTGCAGCCACTTGGCGTAGTGGCTCAGATCCTCGCCGCTGGCCTCGTAGTAGCGGATCCAGCGGTTCTCCGGGCCGACGCGCTGGTGGCACCAGATCGACGTCATGTCGCCGCGCCCCAGATCCCAGAACGTGTTGACCGGCGCGGCCTCGATCGGAAGCGTGGGGAGGATGCGGCCCTGCTTCCTCGCGGTTGCCAGCTGCCCCGCGTAGTAGCAGCCCTCGGTCGACACTTGGAACGCCTCTTCCGGGTAGCTCGGGTACTCCTGCCACATCAGCGGCGCCTCGTCCGAGAAGTCGCTGCGCCGGGTCATCACGTACCACGCACGCTGCCCGTCGGTCAGATCCCTGGCAATGCGCGCCTCCACCTCGGCAAAGTACCGAAGATCCGATTCCGTGAACACGACGCCAGCCGGGTCGATCGTGTACTCGGGCGCCATCCACCACGGATAGAAATGGAACCGCCAGTCCCGCGGGGTCAGCGAAGCGCCCTGCTCCGCCAGCGCCTTGGCGCGCATGGTCATCTCGTAGAAGTGCCCGTCCTGGCCCTCCGCGGTCGATTCGATGATGCTGATGCCAGACTTCGGGACAGCCGGGATGGAGCCCGTCACGACCTCGCGCGCCTTGTCCGGGTACTTCGCGCAGATCTTCCCGAACTCGCTGATGTGCAGCCGGTGGATAGTCCCTGATCGCATTGACGTCGCGACGCGGATGCTCGACCCGTTGTGGCCGAACTCCAGCTCGGTGGCGGTGGCCTTCGACAGGGGGAACCAGCGCCGCATGAACTCGGGCAACTGCTCATAGGCGAAGCGCACCTTGCCGCGAAAGATCGCCTCGGCCGCCTCCCGATCGTTCGCGACGATCCCGCATCGGATCGGATCCTTCGACCAGAGGGCCGTATCCAGCCCCAGCACGCACACCAGGGTCGTGTTGTGTGACACAAACCCCTCGGCGATGTAGGTTCCGGTCGATGTTTGCAGGTCGATCATCGTTTGATCGCCAAGCTCCTCGATGTCCGTGATCTCCGACCAGCCGACACCCCCATTGCGCTTTCCTGGCAACTCGCGGCCCTCCCAGAACCTGCGGCCAATGAAGCGCGTGGGGCGGGTTTGGCCAAGCAGCCGAAAAATCTCGTCCATGCGGCCGAACGCCAGCTTTGGCACTGGCACCTTTCCGTGTTTGTTGGGGCGATCGGCTGCATCGCCCTCAATGCGCGCGGTGTACCCGCGATCATTGGCGTACTGCACCAGTCGATCCCATACCGGGCCGGCGCGCTGGCTCACATTGACGCCAGCCACATGGCAGTCCTTGGCCATGCTGCCCTCGCCATCCAGCATGCCGCCAAACCAGCCATCTTCTACGGTTGGCTCATCCCATGGCTTGGTAATCCAGCGCACTTTCGTGCCCACCTTGAGGCGGCCGACAACCTCGTTTCCCTGGCCGCTCAAACTGCGCCATTCGGCCATGTCGCCGGCCTTCTTTGACAGCCACGGGTGACGGTCTGTGCAAACAACCTGGCGGCCGTCATCGAATGTGATCCGGTAGGCCCGGCGATGCACGCGGGCGGCGGCCTGGACCGTAGCCGTGCGCATTCGTCGCTGCTGGCCTTTTCCGCCAGGAGGGTGCTCGTCAACGGCCACGACTTCATCGCCCTCTTTCAGATCGGCAATCGGCACCCAGCGCAGATCGGCGGTGAGAACTCGGGTTTCAGGCGCGACACAAAAGCCCAACTGCCGGGCCTTCAAGATCACGTTCCGGTGGTGCAGCCGTGCGAGCAGGCGGCGCTGCGCGCGGTTCGGCTCGAACGTCAGCACCAGTCCTTCGCCGTCGTCATCGTCGCCCTTGACGACGATCTTGTAGAGCGTGCGCAGCCGCAGGGCAGCGTCGCCCGACAGCAGCGCGTACAGGCTGCGCTCGTCGTCGTCAAGGAACTCAATCTGCATCGACGCCCGCCCCAGCGCCATTGGAAACGCCGATCAGGTTGGGCTGGATCGACCGCAGAAACTCCGCCGCCGCCACGCCTTTCTGCCGGTTGTCGGCCTCGTAGACCCCCAGATGGCGCGCCAACTTCTCGATCGCGTCGAGCTTCGCGTGGAATTTCACTTCGATCCCATCGCGCGTCTGCTTCGCGCCAGCGAAGAGCGATGCCGCCGCCTTGCTCACGTTGCGGGTGTCGGCCAGAACCACACGCGAATGCCCGTCTCCTCCGCACTCCGGGCATGCCTTGTTCGGTTCTCGCAGCGG